CAGTGTGCAGCATACGCTTGTATGTTGTATGAGATGAAGGGTATAATGGTTAAGAAGTTTGTCATTATCATGACATGTGAAGACGGTGAATGTGTAGTCTATGAAGAACGAGACAAGAAAAAGTACATCAACCTTCTCTCCGAGTATATTAGAGAGTTTGTTGAATCTAAATTACAGGAATATGCTTAATCCTGAAGAGAAGAAACTAAACGAGATCTTTGAGAGCAAGTTCTATTGTCCTCAGAGATTTGCCGAAGAGATCGAGAAGTTAGTTCACAACTCAAAGGAGATGAAGTATGTTGATGCTATCATTCACTTTTGTGAAGAGAACAACTTGGATGTTGAGTCAGTTCCCAAACTGATATCCAAACCATTGAAAGAGAAGATCAAGGTGGAAGCCATGGAAAACAATCTTCTCAAGCGTACATCACATGCTAAACTCCCATTATGATTCCTAAAGTGACAGACTACGAAGTTTATAAAACATACCTTGGTATATCAAGACACTTTACAAGTGAGTCTTATGACTATCAAAAGTATCAAGGTAAAGTGAGATGTAGTCTGAATAGCTTTTACAAAAACAAACAGAGGTTCTGGTTCGAGAAACTCTCTAGGAAGTATGATGATCAGGAGATAAAAGAATTATTCATCTCCAACTATGCCTTGTCTGATGATAACTCTAAGATTTGGATTGGCAACTTGGTAAGAGAAGGTGAGACTCTCTATCAAGAGTGGAAGAAGCAACAACAAAGTATGAGTTATCTTTTCAGAGAGGAGTGTGAAAAGATATTTGATGACAATAAGATTGATGATGTATTTGATTGTGCTAAGGGACATCCTATCATCCTGAAGAAACACCTTAGTAAGGAAGTCTCTCTTGAAACTTTGATCATCTGTGATAGAATACTCTCATATAAGAACAGGTTTGATGGTTCTCTCAAAGATCCTGTATGGGAATCAGTGAGTATGAAGATGAAAAAGTACTCACCATTTATGAATATAGATACATTTAAGTACAAAAAGATTTTAAAAGAAGTTGTATTAGGAAGATGAGTTTTTTCAATTCAGAGTTTGTTCAGGAAGAATTAAAAGAGATCTCTACCCTACAAGAAGAGATCTATGAGAAGATGTATGCCTTCTCTGATATGAATAAGGAAGATAAACTCTATCATGTTGAAGTATTGGAAAAACTTCTGACTAAACAAAGGATCCTATATACTAGGATGAGTTTGTCTGATGATCCTGATGCAAAGAGCATGAAGGAAACTATCATGAGTCAAGCAGTAATGTTGGGTTTCCCACCTAACACAGATATTTCATATGTGTTTGCTAACATGACAGGTATTATTACCAACATGAAGAAGGCAATCGCTGAAAGTTAGACTATAATAATACTGGGCTGGACGATCCCTAAGCTAAGTCACACAAGCCAAATACAAAACATACGAGGTACAAAATGGGTTTCGGAGACCTAAAGAAGCAGTCTTCTCTTGGTAGTCTTACTGCCAAACTTGTTAAAGAAGTAGAGAAGCAAAATGGAGGTGGCCAAGGCGGAGCTGATGAACGCCTATGGAAACCAGTCATGGATAAGAGTGGTAACGGTTATGCCGTCATTCGATTCCTCCCAGCACCTGAAGGAGAAGATCTCCCTTGGGCAAAGATGTTCTCTCATGCCTTCCAAGGAAACGGTGGATGGTATATTGAGAACTCACTCACCACTATCGGACAGAAAGACCCTCTGGGTGAACTGAACCGTGAACTGTGGAACAGTGGTAATGATTCTGATAAGGACACAGTTCGTAAACAGAAACGTAAACTCTCCTTCTACGCCAACATTTATGTTGTCAAAGATCCTGCTAATCCCCAGAACGAGGGTGGAGTATTCCTCTACAAGTTCGGTAAGAAAATCTTTGATAAGATCATGGAAGCAATGCAACCTGAGTTTGAAGATGAAGAGGCAATCAATCCCTTCGACTTCTGGCAAGGAGCAAACTTCAAACTGAAACTGAAGAAGGTTGCTGGTTATTGGAACTATGATTCCAGTGAGTTCGCAAACGTTGGTCCACTCTTGGACGACGATGATGCTATGGAAGCCATCTGGAAGAAAGAGTATTCACTTTCTGCCTTGGTTGCACCAGATCAATTTAAATCCTATGATGATCTGAAGAAGCGTCTTGATAATGTATTAGGTACAACATCAACACGTCAAGCAGCACAAGAAACACAGTATGATAACTACCAAGCAACAGAACAGAAGCGAGTCACAGAAGAGGAGGTCATGCAGAAGCTTGAAGACTCTTATCAGGCAGCCAAGTCAACACCCACTGCTAGTGTCAGCAATACTAGTGACGGAGATGACGAAGAAGATCCTATGAGCTACTTCTCTAAGTTGGCTGATAGTTAAACCAAAATCAACTATTGATTTCATTTACCTAGGATAAAAAATCCTGGGTATTTTTTTGCCCTATTACTTTTTATTGATACAATCTAATGTTGTCACCACGGGTGAGTGACCTACCAATGTATTGAGTACTACCTTCCTTATATGGCATCAGTGATTCAATATCATTGAGAATGATAGGAAGATACTCTGCTTTGAGTAGAAAGATATTTGATTTACCTTCTCTAACCTTATCCTCATAGACAAGATTGGATACTTCACCTGTTATATTATTTGCAATAACTTCCTCACCTGATCCACTATCAAAATATGTGATTGAGAAATCAGACGGAACTTCTAATCCCTTAGGAACAATTACATTCTTTTTAGTATCAAGAACTTCTATTGTTTCATAGTGATGAACACCATACATGTTCTCATATGAACCATACTTATTCAACAGGTAATTGTTGTATGAGTTCTGATCCAGTGGCCACTCAGATTCATAGTGAATAATATTGTTGGACAATAATACCAACCAATCTAGATTAGAGTCTTCATATACCTTGTAGGCTACACTGTCAGGTCTATCATCATTCTCAATCTTATACTTGGTGAAGAATGTGAGGTCTTCAAAAATTTCATCAGAAAGTTTTACTCTCTTAAAGAGATTCTTTGTCTGAACATAATCTGAGATAGCCTTAGCACCAGGAAGTCTACTTACATATTCGAAGTCTGGTACATTCTTGAAATACTTCTTTCTAGACATTAGAATCCTGTGCCTCCAGCATCTTTTTGGTGATCAGCGTAGATTGGTACGATCTCTGCCATGGTGAAACTTACATCATAACCAGTCATACTACCATCATCATAAGTCATGTAGTTGTTATCTGGTGTGTAACTTACAGTGAATGCTGTACATGCACAAGGCATAAGTCTATTCATGAATGGATGATCACCACCCTTATGTAAGTATTTAATCTTAAAGATGTTTGGAGTTAGAAGAAAGTTTTCACCTGATGTTCTCTGAACTGCCATATTTCTTTTAAATACTCTGATGATTTGTCTAATCTCTTCTGCTTCTTTAGGATCTCTTGGTCTAAACTTGAAGTTAAAGTTGAATGATCTGAGTGATGGTCCTGTAAATAACAACTCCAGGTTTGGATTAATTACAGTACCAGTTCTTCCAAGAAGATTTGAAGCTCCTGAAGCTTGACCTGCAAAATATGAAACTATAAAATCTTTTGTTGATCCATCACTCAACAGTGCTTTTGCTTCATCTTTTGTTGCTGAAGCAAAATCTTTAAAAGCCTTTCCTAGATCAATACCACCTGTTTGTCCAGCAAGAACACCACCAGCTACGTTAGCAAGTGCTAGTTGAAGTGGATTTATTCTATCCTTTCCCCACTCAACTACATTACTCTCTGATAGACTTGGAATCATTGGAAGAGTAATTGTCTCAGCAGGAGTACCAACTCTAGCTTCAATATCACCTTTTGTTGTTAGACCACCAAACTTACCATTCCCGCCGCCAGTAAATGAACCACCTTTATACTCACAAGCAATGAACTGAATGAAATCATAATCAAGATCAGGTACCCGACCAAGTGGATATCTATATGAAATTGTAGTAGAACCAAAATCTCTTTCACGACTACCAACAGAATTGTCAGAAGGGTTTCCTCCTTCTTCAACTCCTAAATCTTCGGCTTCTTCATTATTTCCCTCTGGATTAGATACATCCTTTCCTTCACTATTATTCTTATTACCTGTTTCTGGATTTATTACACCAGGTATTCCATTTGTTGCATAAGCAGCAGTGTTGTTCTCGAATAATTCTTTTGTTTCATAGTTAGTTTCTGTATTCAGAATATTTGCTCTGTCGTTATTGAATATCTTTGTTCCTTCTGTAAAAAACTTTTTATTAAAATCTTCTTGTGTAAGAGTAGGTTTGCCCTGAGTTCTTTGTTTGTTATTATATCCGCGACGGAATCCTTCTTGATCATTATAAGACCACTTTCCTTTGTTATCGCCAGTAGCAAAAAGTGTTCCTGGGGTGGTTGAACCCATTGCACCTCTAGTTTGTTGAGAATACAACTCAACAACACCTGTTTCGGTATTAGTGATTTCGTCTACTGGTAGACCATTCCAAACTCTAGTGGTCTTAACTTTGGACATTTAGATTAT